CTCTCCATTGTGTCCATAATCTGCTCCTCAATTGGTCGTTGATCGGCTACTTCACCGGCGCTTGTCTCTTCCTCTTGCCCTAGTCCGTAGTATTCAACTACGCCTAAGATTATCTTTTCATAGATTTGTTTAATAAGCTCCGGATTGTCTGTTCGGTAGCCTTTATTTACCTCAAATTGAAGATTTGCCCGGACAAGCGGATCATCTGCTCCTTTTTTTGTTAACTCCTCAATTTTCTCCTTTAGTGCCTTATCCTGCATCTCGTTTATCAGCTTATCCTTCATATCTTTTGCGTATTTGTTGGCTATGTAGCGGGGAACGTGTTTTTTTCCTTTTCCAAATCCCACGTCCTTATTTTTATTTGGGATTAAATGTTTAAAGCCGTCCCAGATGACGTAGAAGTCCTCATCTGTTGGGTTATAGACGCAAATCGTGTCCATTGATTTGCGGTACATCTCACGAAGGAGCGGTTCTCCTTTAAGTTGTTGATCTACCATATTATTGGTTATAATTTTTAACTCTATAATTTAATTATATCATACCCTAAATATTGTCGTCATATCCGTGAACCAAGTTGTTGTAAATTCTATATTTTGTAAATTAGTTTGTTCTCTCATAGGTTAAAGATAAGCACAGACTGCTTCTATAATAGTTTTTGTAGAAGTCGCATTACGATACAAAGTCATTAATCCTGAAGTGTCTGTTAAATTATTTAAGTAATAAGTAGTTTTGTTGCTAAGGTTTAATACTTTTTGAGCAGACTGAATAAATGCACTTTGATGGTTAGTATTATGAGAAGCACCAGAAGAACATAGTAAATCTGTATCGCTTGCTGAATTATTTTGAATTGAAAGCGCAGTAGAAAAATACAAGATATCATTAGTGTTCTTATATCCACCTATAGCATTTACAAAACGCACATTCCACAAACCGATAGGGATTGTAATTGAGGCAGAACCAAGATTATACCACTGGTTCTGAGCTGGTGATATTTGTTCCGCATTACTATTTGAAGAATATCTAACTGTCCATTTAGTTGGGTCTAACGGGAACCCAACGGGTGCTTTATGAAATGAGTAATAATTATTTGATATTGTCGCATTAGCAAGTGTATAATCTGTCCCACCATATACCGTTATTGTCGTGTTTGGCGCTGAATAAGAAACTGCCGTGATAATAAAATACTTAACCGTGCCGCTTTGAGTTAATTTTATTCTCATTCCAGGAGAATACTTTGATGTTTTATCGCCTGCTACAGTAAAAGTAAAAGTTGGGCTATCTGCTGATGCATAAGTCCAAGTCTCATTTGCTGGCATCCAACCACCTAAACTTTCAGAAACGATATAAAACTTATTGCCTGAACTATCAAGGATATATTGATTGCCTGATGTATCAACAAAAATAGTGTTTTTCCCACTTGCTGGGGTTGGGGGAGTGGAGGATTGTTGGGTAAGAGTGATTGTTTGGTCTTTTAACAATACACCATCTATTGTTACCCCAGCATTTGCTGTTTTTTCGTTTATTGTGTCGGTATATACCTGTTCATCCTTTAATTTTACCCCGTCAACGGTTACGCCATTGTCCGTAGTTTTCTCATTTATCGTGTCTACTGCTATTGGATTGCCGAAGCTTTTATTTGTTAGTTCTTGCGTGTCTGACGTTCCGACGATATTTCCTGTTACGCCGTGTGTTGAGGTTTGCGATGCATGAGATGATACTAACGATGAGGCTGTTCCTGCTGGGTCAAAATCAGATGGAGAATAACCGCTATCTTTTATCAGTTTTCCTGTTGCTCCGTCAAATGAGGCGAAATTGTTGTTTGTTGAAGATGTTGGACCAACTACATCACCACCGCTTATATCCTCGCCTTTTTGTGCCAACATTTGCCAGTAGGTTGGATTTGGCGGCTCTTGGTTAGTGTTTGCTTGAATACAAACGTAAGACGAACCTGAATGTTCTACCGCATCGTCAATTACATAAGACGTTGTATTGCTCCAAGCACCTTTCCAGTTTAATCCTTTATCTCCTTGATCTCCCTTATCACCCTTATCACCCTTATCTCCTTGATCTCCCTTATCACCGGATAAGTTTATGTTCCAATCGCTATACGTTCCTGAACCTCCGGTGTTGTCAACGTTTATTGTTAGTGATGTTCCTGAATATGAGGTCACGATTCCTTCCATATAGTTTGAAGGGTTAGAGTCTGATGCTATTCTCAAGCGTGTTCCGTTTGCGTAAGGTTTGCCATCTTGTGTCGTTAGTGTTTTTGAGCCTGTTCCTATTGTCAGCTCTGTTGTTGAGGTTGCCGCGTAAGATTGAGTTGTTACCTCAGCCAAGACAGCTCCGGTTACCGGATCAACGGATATGTTGGTTGGAGTCTCCAAATCAATGGATGACACCCCTTGCAACGTTGGAACATAATTTTGGTCTCTTTGTGCTGTCATAGTTTTATGATGCCGATGTTAATTGAATTGCCCCTGTTGCCGGATTTACTGCAACGGGAACAGGTGTTTTTCCTTTTTCAAATGTTTTTTCTCCAATTGTTATATTTTTACTTGACACACCGATTAAAACTGCCACTCGGTTATCGTCTTTTTTTGCGATAAATCTGGATGACGGCATATTATTTCAGTATTTTTTTATCAACTGTTAATGCATCCGGGTCGTTTATGTATTTTTGGAGGCGTTCTTTTATTGATATGAATTTTTTAGCCTCATCAAGGCTGTATTGTTTTTCGTCTAGGAGATTTACCAGTATTTGTGCGTCGTCTTTTGTAATGTATTCTGCCATATACCTTAATTATACCAAAGTGATTCGTCGCTTATTCCTGTTCCCGTCTTGCGACAGGAACAGTGTAAACGGCTAATCGTTAGGCTGACGCTGTAAATGATGCCCAAGTGGTATTACCGTCGGTATTGATATACAGACGTGTATCTTCCCCTGAAGCATCCTTCCTCACATAAAGCGTACCTTTGGGAGCCGCATGGTTGGGAGCACCACTTCCCGATTGTACCTTCGGTCCCATTTTAGCTTCGGTATCAATGATACCGGCCGCCTCAGGTTTAAGATTTGTAGTTGCCATATTTTTTTAGGTTTTCAACTTTTAATTAACCGATCTTACACTCCTGTAATACCGGTTAGTTTGCCAGATCGTTTGAAACCGCTAGCCACCGTTTGACCGATGACATAGAATCTGGCGACTGTTCCCGCCTGATTGGGAAGGATTAACGGTTTTTGATAGAACCAACCGTTGTATTCTGAAGGCATATCCAATGCTTCAGCTCCGGTTCCCTCATAGGCTTTCAACGTTCCAAGATTAACTTTTTCCAAGAAATCTTTGTATTCATCCGGAACAATTGTTCTCCCTTTCCAGTCGTAATAGTTCTCATTGAGGAAGAACAGAACACCGGACGTTGCGAAATCATCCTTAATAATCGGCATTCCACGATAAGACAATGCCGAGAAGCCGGCGGCGTTTCTCAATTCCGCTTTGTTTTTCATCGCATATTTACCTCTCAAAGACAAAGCCGGATATCCAGCCTCCGTGTAGGATGCTCGCACATTCGGGGTCAATAATTGCTCGTAAAGAGACCAAACGGTTTTCGTAGTCACACCGACGTTTGGTTCCTCCGATTGCAATCCCGCAGCTGAGACGGCATCAAATAACGTAGCCATCTTAGCAAGCGATAAAGTTCCGCCGGATGCGGTTACTGTTGCTTGAAGGACCGGATAACTAGCTCTTGATTGCCCTCCAATGGTTCCGGTATCCGAGACGATAATTCCAAGACCGTTCGGTCTGTTGGATGTCCCGTCAGCATAAATAGCAGAACCAAATCGTTGCAATGTCTCTGCGGCCGCCTTCTCATATTTGAAAACATCCAAAGGAATTACGCCATATTCTCCGGTGTTAGCGAAGCTTTCAAGCATAATTGAGACCTTCGGCTGAGTGAAGGCAGTGTGAGCGTAAGACAACGTGATTGTGGTGTTGGCTGCCGAACTATTTAACGTTTCAAGACCGGTGAAGAATTCACCCTGATTGTCTGAAACCACGTCAACTGTCACATCTTCGGTTTTTCCCATGAAGGGTTTTCCCTGTGACAGAATTCGTGAAAAGTAGGTTGGGGCGTTCAGGACATTGTCAACAACCTTCGCATATAGTTTGCGTTGAGTTGTTCCATCAATCCTTTGGCCGTATTGGATTCCATCGTATGCCATAGTTTTTTTGGTTTTTTAATTTTTAACTTAATAAAAAGACCACACCTTTTTGGAGTGTGGTCTATGGCGACCTATTTAAGTCCTTAATTTAATTATACCACAAATGGTATTTGTCAATATTATTTTTTGCTACTTAAGAACAGATCAACGAATGATTTTGGTTTGTGAATTTCTTCGTAGCTGTATTCTCCCGTTTCATCAGTCGTTGCTCCGCTTCCTGCCATAACCGGTGCGTTTGCTCCGGCCGGCTGTCTTAAATTTGCCAAGATTTTGTTGTATTTATCGTTATATTTATGATAAATCTTATAGATTGACGTAATCGGCGGTTGTCCTGCTTCCCTTAATTGCTGATTAACCTCGTACATTGTTTGAAATATAGCTCGTCTTGCCATTTTAGCCTCTTGGTCTTTATCGTTGAAGACATTAGGAAGCTTTTTCTCATCAACTAATTCCTTTAATTCGGCATCAACAAACTTATTGAATGCATCAATTTGTTGTTTTGTTTGCTCCTCTCTTTGTTTTTTTTCTTCCTCAGCCCTTTTTTTAGCCTCCTCTTCCTCCCTTTTTATCTCCGATTTTACATCCTCTCGGATATAGGGGATTAACTCAAACCATGTAGGATTGCGACCATGTTTTTGGTAGAACTCATCGGCTATTTCTTGATATCGGTCTTTTTGTTCTTTTGTAGCTTCTTTTTCTCCGGTTAGAACCTGTGTGATTTTATCGGCGGTTTCTTTTGTTACCTCTTTTTTTATTTCCTCTTTTAGTTTATCAAGGGGAATATCCTCAACTTCCTCCTCAGGCTTTTTTTCCTCCTCCGGTTCTGTTTTTACCTCTTCTTCCGGCTTTTCTTTTGTCTCTTCTTCTTTTTTTTCTTCCTCAACGACTTTTCCGCCTTCAACTTTCTCACCTAAGAAATCCGATGTTATCTCATCGGCTAACTCCTGCTTTTGTTCTAACTCTTCTGGAAGATTTTTTGTTTCGTCCTCTTCCGAGACGACTTTTTTTCTCCTTGCCATATTATTGGTTATAAATTTTTAACTTTCTGTTGACTCATCGTCTTTCGTTTTTTCTTTTGATTCATTTTCTTTTTTTTGTTCGCTTAATGCTATCGCAACCGCTTGTTTTCTGTCGGTTACGACTTTACCTTTTTTTGAGCCTGAATGAAGTTTACCTTCTTTCCATTCGTGCATAACCTTTTCAACTTTTTTTCCTTTTTTTACTCTAATGTATTTTTTTCCGTTTTTTTTGACTACCTTTACCATAGTTTTATTATATCACAATTTATAATGCTCGTGGGCTTGCTTGCGGTGGTCCTACGGGTGGCACCGGTATTTCGGCCGTATTGTTAATGCTTGGATTTCCTACGGGAGCTTGTGGCTCAGCTGGATTCGTTTGGGGACGACCAGTTTGGTTTGTTCCAAGTAGTTGGTTAAGCTGGTTTTCAGGGTTACCTTGAGGTGTATTACCGACAGGGGGTATTCCACCCAGCAAACTACCAACAAGCTCCTTCGTGTTTGAACCTAACTCTTGAATTTTTGCCATATAAGCGGCCGGATTGGTTTGGAATGTCATTAAGTCTATCGTTCTTTGGACAGGGTTTGATGCCCCAATATCCCTAAAAAAGTTTAGCGGATCAATTAACTTTGCCGCTGCCATATCCATTGCTCTTTTCTCTGTTTTTAGCTTATCGGTTCCGGACGCCTTTATTCTTACCTCCATACCATCTTCTATCATATCACGATTTATCTTCTGAAATGTTACATCTCCTTTTGGTCCAATTATCTTTCTAAAGTGGTCTTTTGTGTATCTTAGTTTGATAAACTGGAGCGACCATTGTGCCATCCATTCGGCCAGAGCGTTTATTGTATCCTCAACTAAATCATCCGCCCTTGTGAAATCAGCCTCTCGTGCTATTTGGTTTGAGGTGGCCACGTCCGTTTGTAATTGCCCTCTTATTGCCGTTGCGCCGGATATTGCGTACATTCTTGACCGCGTATCATCTAAGTTTTTGTAATCGGCCGAGTCCGGACGCTCCGGTATTATTGCCGAATGAACTTTTGCTACATCACCATCAACTAAGATATCCTGTTGTGGATCATCCAAGTCCATTTTCTCAATATCTTCAGCTCGCAGCCCTCCCTCTTTTGAGAAGATATGCTTAACTCTTGCTTTTATCTTGTCAATTATTGATTTACCTTGCGCATCAAGGTTTTCCTGATTTTTTATGTTTTGCTCAATTCGTGACGTCTCATCGTAAGGTATTTTCCCCCATTGGTCAAAGCCTAAAAGATAGAACGGCATTCGTGGTCTATCAAAGTAATTGCGATAAACTACCTCTTTTTTTACATTTGAGACATCCGCACCTGTTACCATCATTTGAAGCATGTCCTCCGGTTGTAGTTCTTTTTTTGTTACCGGATTATCGGCTTCCCCGTATTTGAAATACTTTATTTCTCCCTCATAATCGTAATTTGGGTTTTTTGTTTTATGAAGGATTACGTCTTTATACTTCCAGACGACACCGAAGACTTGTTCGTATTCATCCTCCGAGTCTTTTTTCTTTTGCCAGTACTTGAACCATACCTCTCTTATCTTAATCACCGACATCATATTTTCTTTTTTCACTTCGCCGTCCGGTGTTGCCGGTAGTATCCCGTCTTTTCTTAATTGCTCCAGCAGTTTTTCTTTTGCTTTTGGGAAGCGAATAGTTGCCTCCTCTACGGTTATTGGCACGATTTGGCTTATGAAGTTCATTTTATCGGTGTCTTTACTCGTCGCCGTCTCATCTACCTCAATGTAGTCGGGATGAACCACTTCAAACACATAGTCATCCTTTACCGGATCCCATCTTGTCTTAACTACGCCTGTAAAATATACCGGAAGGTGTCTGAATGCCATCCCCAATACTTGCCGCGTTTCTCTTTTTTTCAAGTCATCGTCTATTATCTTACTTACGTTTTCTGCCGTTTGTCTTGACTCCTCCGTGTCGTTTCCTGGTGTTACGATCATATCCGGAAGCCTTGACATTGCCGTTGCTTTTAACGTTGCCTCTATCTCGTAGAGAACGTTATCCACATATCTTGCTTCGTAGGGTTTTAGTTCTTTTTTCTTTTCTTTTTCTGTTATCTGCCGCCCGAACAAATACATTTCGTTTTTCTTTCGTCTTTCAAATAGGTCGTATTTATCGGTGAAGAATTTCTGATAATTTGATATTTTCTTATCTATTATCTTAACTAACGTTTCATCGTCTATATCAAGAGTTAAAGGAGACGATTCTTGCAGAACATCTTCCTCATCTTTTATATCGTAATTTATACCTGTTTTTGCCAGTAGTTGTGAGTCTTGAAGTGCCATAGTTTAATTATATCAAAATCACTATAAACCATAAAAGTAGTAATGTTGTTTACATTTTGAATTTGAACAGCGGATTATTGTTGGAAGTTTTGCCGGAACCATTCCGGGTATGATTTTTACTACTGTTCCTTGAAATTGAAGGATTTTGTTTCCGCATTTCCAACAGTGGAACATATAGAGATTTTCACCTTTTGGGTCGTTTATATCCGGCGCTAAGATTACTGATGTTACCTGAATTTCCTTGTCCTCACCCATTATTTTCACTTTCATAATTTTATTATAGCAAATTAAGGATTAGACATACTGCCCTATCTTTTTGACCCGCCTCAAATGGCGAATTTACCCCGTATCAAACTATATCAATTTGGTATTTTAGCCCTTTTTGGCCGTTTATTTGTAATAAACCCTTTTTCTTAATTTTTCCTCCGCTTGAGCAAATTTATCCAAGTTTATTGCCACCTGCCTTCCTTCTTTTGTCACCGCAGTTGTTATTATTTTCTTTGTTGTCTCTTTTGTTTTACCTACCCCGCCTGCTTTTGCATCAATCCATTTTAAGCTTTTTAAGGCATAACGTATCGCATCCGCTTGGTCATCCGGCCCTTCAGTGTCAACGTCCTCAACCCTATTCTCATCGTGAACAAGGGAGGGAAGGTTTGTTATTAGCTCGTGGCAATTTTCGGTTATCATCCAGTAAGGTGCGCCATCCGGTGCTATTGATAGCCAGTTGTGCATATTCTCCCATCCCCCTATCCTGTCATTTGATCCTGGTTTTAACCTTATCCCTTCCCTCAAGAATTGGTCGGCTATTGATATTGAGTTGTCCTGACCTTTGGTAAATATTGCCGGATCTGCTTGAATTGAGTTGATTATATCCGGAGATAAATCAAAGAATTTCATTTTCTCCTTTATTATCTCTGCCCATTCTTTTGGTGTTTTATCTGTCCCTGTTACCTCAAAGAACGTCCACGCCCGATGGAATTTTACATCCCCGAACACCTTCTTTTGTAATGCCGTTAAATAGAACGCAAATGGACGTGTCCGTCCCCAGTCCATCCCGCCAACTATATAAAGTCCTTTTTTTGGGATAAACGGTGGGCAGACATGTAAATCTGTCCTAAATTCCTTGAAAAACTGCCCCGCAAATGTATTCCAGTCTCCATGCCTCCACGCCTTGTATAACTCGTAATCGTTATCTTTTAACGCATCCAGCTGTTTTATGTAGTCAGGGTCTATTTCGTTTAGCACCGGATTGTCGTCCAGTGTTGCCGGAATGAATATCCTTGTTCTGCCGGATATTTTGTCCCGAAAGATTGTATTTGGCGGTGCCGGATCAACGAATCTTTTCTTTACCCATTGATGTCCGACGCCGCCCGGATTTGTCGTTAGGAAGATTCTCGGCTCCAGTCCTTTTACCGTTGACCGACACGATGCTATCAGTTGAAGGTATCTCTTCTCATCCGGTATCTGTGTTAGCTCCTCTATTAGTATCCTTTGGTATTCGTGTCCTTGATATTTTGTGTAGGCTTGGTCGTCTTTTAGATGTCCTGTCCTTATTATCGCGCCTGATGGGAAGGTTATTATTGCCGGACGGCTTACTATCTTTGCTCCCATCCCTGAATAAAACCTTATTGCCCTATCAACCCAGTCTGATAAATCTTCAGCATTACGCCTTATTACAAGCGCCCTATATCGTGGATTTTCTGTGTCATACGTCAGCCATACCAATCCTGTTTCCGTCTTTCCCGGTCCTCGTGATCCACCAAACAATGTTTCAAATGCCGGAGACAGGAGAGCCATTTCCTGTTTTGGAAATGGCTTCCATATTTGTTTTTCCTCGCTCATTCCTTTATTTTAATACATTTTAATCCTTAAACGTCTCAAGATATTTTGCGGTAATATAGACGATAGAACCGAAATAAACCATCTCAAATGCGAACGTGTTTGACGGCGGAGTTGTCAATGCGTAAATCATCACTATAATGGTTAGCGCCAACACCGTCCACACAATAATTTTATTTATCATTATTTCTCACCTCCTTATCACCATCAAATTTATAACAACCACAATAAAGTTTAATATGTTAAAAAGTGCTAAAGTCATTCTTGAAATCTTATATCTGTAATACTTCTTAAAGAGAAAATAAACAATCAAACTTACTATCCCGTTTATAGATAAGAAAATATAATCACTTTTATTAAGAAGGTATTGCTGAACTGGATTAAACTCCATTAAGCCTTTCTCAATGCCGATATAGGTAGTTGTTAGATCGGCAAATCTTAAAAGCAAAAATAGATTAAGATTGCTCATTTGTTTCTTTTTCATTAACTTTATAAACATAAGTTTGTAATCCATACCTATCGCATTTTTCATTAGGGCAATATGTAATTGATTGAGCGCCACTAAAAAGGTCAATAGCTACATCTTCTTTTAATTCTTCCCCGCATTTAATAAATCTTTTAATAGGAGTATTTAGTTTGTTTTTCATAGGTTTAATTTTGTATTTTTCAAATAGAAAAGAAAACTTTTTATACTTACTTCACCACCGCCCCATCGCCAATGATAGTACCAATGCTTGAAGCACCAGTGCCAACCTGCCCAATCAATAAGCCAAGCCATGTTTTTACAGCCACTACACCAACATTTATATTTTTGTTTTTTCAATTCTTCTTTAGTTGCTTGATATTGTAAATTCATTTTATTTTTTAACTTCTAACTTAGCAGACAAGGTAGGACTTGAACCTACACCAACGACTTTGGAGGTCGTTATGCTGTCTTTACACCACTTGCCCTATTATTTTTTAATTTCTAATTAACTTTCAAATACGCTTTAACTTCTTGATAATAGACTTTTCCATTTCTCTTAAACTTGACTAATTTTCCTTTTTTAACATATTCATTAAGAATTTTTCTCACTTGTTTTATATCTACTTTCGTTAGGTGTTGATTGCTCATTATTATTACCCCCTTTATTTTTAACTTCTAACTTCTCTCTTGCCAATTTAACAGCCTTTTTCATTAAAGTTAAGACTTTATCCCATTTATCAAGTGTTTTTTTATTCCAAAGATTATCAAAGATAAAAGCTCTGGCGTCTCTATATGTTCTTATCTCAATATTTCCGTTATCGGTTAAAGACATTTTAATTTGATAATTGGCCTCCGTTAAGGTGTAGTTTCTTATTATCTGTTCGTCTATTTTCATAAATTTATATTTCAACTTGTAATTTTTCTGGATTTTCAAATACATTTCCAATAACTTCAAATTCCCAACTGTTTAAAGGGTATTCTTTCGGGTGAAATACATAAACTTCATTATATTGTTTGTAAAATTCTTTGTTATTTTTGCTGTATTCAAAGATTTTTTTAATATACCAGCCATAACCAGCTTCTCTATCTTCGTATAGTTCTCCGTTATCATAATAACCAAATTCAACAATAGCAATTGAGTAACCTGCTGGATAAGAGTATTTTATTATGTCTTTTTCATATACATTTTTTTCATTTTTATCAGTTAGACCAGTATACTGTTGAACATCAAATCTTTCCCATTCCAAATGATGTTTTTCTGGTAATTGGTATAAAAATACTTTCAATTGCTTATCCCAAACCCTAAATTTTATTTCTTTCATACTATTTTTCAACTTTTAACTATTTACACCATAATTCAAAAGATATTCCATATTCAATGTATTCCATCGGATCTTCATCTTTACCTCTTGCTATCTTTATTGCCTCATCTAATGTTTTTGCTTTGCCTAATAAAGTGTATTTTTGACAGTTAAGACAATGTTTCTTATGACGACAAACACAAGAGGCTATACATAACCATACCTCATAAAAGCCTTTTTTGTTTTTTTTTGGTGTAATGTAGATGTAGGTGTCGGCACTCATAATTATTTTTTAATTTTTAATTTTTTTAGTAATTCTTTAGCGTATTTCATACAACTAAGACAAGTTCCGCTTCCAATCATAGGCTCTCCACAAATTAAACATTCAGAGCAACCATCTGGTAAATAACCACCAGTTCGGGCGCATTTATTACAGTTTCTGAAATAAGAACCAATCAACCAACTTCTTTCTTGTTCATTTAGTCTTGCCCACATCTTTTTTGTATATTTCATATCTTATGTATATTTTCTAACTTTTAACTAAAACTTTCTTGATAAAAGCAATAAGATATAAAGTCCTACTGCCATTCCAAGACAAATGTAAACTGTTGTCATTTTATTTATTTAGAAAACTTAAATAACTTCCTGATGTATAGGCTACCCACGCTCCCCACCCTTTTTGTTCCTCAACGATTTGAGCTGCGACCTTTGCGTTATCCCAGCAGTTGTAAGGATCGCCATTAAATTTCTTGAACCTCCAATCGTGAATTGAGTTTATTTGAAACAATCCTCTATCTACTGTCCCATTTTTGTTGTAATTTGTCTTATGACAGGTTAAGCCACTTTCTGCTCTTGCCACCGCATAGGCTACCTTGTCTTTTCCAAAATAGATATATATTGCCTCTTGTGCTGGGTCTTTAATCGTAGATGCCGAAATTTGCTTAAATTTTACCCATTCTTGCGACTTTTTCTTGTTTTCCGACTGTTGATACCTTTTTTCAATTGGCGACTGAATTTTTAACAAAATCGGGCTTCTTAGACGATAACTGTCAAAGAATTTATTTAAGATATACAGTCCTGCTAATACCAATATGATATAGACTGTTGCTTTGGTAAATCCGTTTATGCCGGATTTGTATTTCTTGGTTTTGATTGATAAGTTTTTCATATTTTCTTTAACTTTTAACCGCTCCTCATCTTTCCGGAGAAGCACTCTTGCGACTTCTCCGGACAGTCAAGAGCCGTTAGTCTTTTGCCCAGTATCCGTAGACACATCTCGTTCCGTTCCTGCTCGGGTCGTATGTGTCGTTGATTACTCCGTCTATAACCGCCGTTAGGTGTTTTGATGCTCTAACAATCAATCTTCCTGCCGGCAGTTCCTCTTTTCTTAAGTGAACCTGACATCCTGAGCCGATTTTCATCGTTGCGTGCCATTTCCAGCCCAATTTTTCAAGGTATTTTTTGATCGTCCTCATTTTCGTGCCGCCATCTCTTGGACTTGCTCCTCTTAATCTTCCTTTTTGTTTCTTGTTTAGTTCAAACAAGTCGTTGTAAACCTCAAGGTAGTCTTTGCCGGTTGCTATTGCAATTGATCTTATTACGCAGTCTCCGGCTTCACCTTTGAAATATTTTGATCGTCCCCCGTCGTTTTGTTGAAATTCCATTTTATTTTTTCACCCCCTTTAATTTATAACTTTTAACCGCTCCTAATTTTAGCCCCTAACTATCGTTAGAGGCTAAATCAAAAGCTGTTAATTTTTTACTTTTTCCGGATGTCCTTTACATTTTCCTTTTTCGTCGCAATTATCGCAGGAAGGGATAACTTCATAGCCCACCCGATCTAATTGCTCGCAATACTTCAAAATCTCTTCTTTGCTTTTCCCGTAAAAAGTATCTTTGAATTTTTCATTCGTCAAGCTTTCGGCCAACATTCTAACGAAGCTTGTCGTCATCTGGACACAATGCGTTACTCCCATTTTCATATTTCAATCACCCCCTTTCTTTTGTCCCCTGAATTGTTAAGCATATACCACCATTATATAATACCTTATTTCAGTTTGTCAAGTGCAAATTCATTTTTTACCCCGTTTTCCTTCATCTTCACGCTTCGGCCGGTAGATTACAAGCCCTTGAATTTTCTTTCCGTCCGTTGTTAGATCCGTCGGTTGCATAGGATAGCCGTCCATCCGGTTGAATAGTTCCCTGTATGCGTTGTGATCTCCTTTTAGTGCCTCACGCCACACCCTTTCGGCTACCAGCCTTGCAAATTTCTTTCCTGAGGATGGCTCAACTTGCTCTCCTACCTCCTCAAGCACCTGCGACCACGACCATTTTCTTTTTGGCCGGCCACCCGGATTTCCTGATTGTCCTTTAACCCACGGCATAGTTGTTTTTTACTGTTCTGAATAAATTCTAACTGGTTCTTGCTTTGAGAATTTCTCCCATCGTGTTAGAATTACCTCTGCGTATGTTGGTGACAACTCTATCGCTCTGCATCGTCTTTTCATTATCTCCGATGCTATTATTGTCGTTCCTGATCCGGCGAATGGTTCAACTATTATCCCGTCTCTTGGTGATAGTACTTTGATATAAGGCACTATTACCTGCAGAGGCTTAGTTCCAAAGATAACACTTTGACCACTATTTGATTCTGTGCTTGCTGTCCACGTTACGTGATCCGTTACTACCCAGTATTTAGTTCCTTTTGCTTTTGAGAATTCCGATTCGCCTTTTTGGGCGTATAGGCATATCTCGTATGTGTCAAGAAGTTTTTGTCCTTCATCCTCCAGATACTGCATAAGCTCCGGTTCGTCTTCCCGGTTGTCTACTCCGTTTCCTGCCAGTGGTGCAATGTCGTACTTGTTGAAGAACCTTCCTTTTGCCGAGAAGCCTTGATGACGATTTGGGAGATGCCAGATTATCATGTTGCGGATTTTCCAGTATTTTTCTATTGCTCTCCATAGCTCCGGTGTGTTGCTCCAGTGTTCGTATATCATCACATTTGCTCCTTTTGGATTTTGGTATTTGTTGGCAATTGAAAGCCATTCGTCAAACTCAGGCACTCCTCTGTGCATCTCAACACCTTCGTAGATTCGGTTTCCTTTGTATCCAAATCCTTGTTTTGGTTTATCATCAACAACCTCTCCCTCCCGTGTTGTTTCTCCTACCGACTCATATGTTCTTTCTCTTTTTAGTTTCCAGCCTTCTTTTGTTTTTACTTTTCTTACTCTCTTGTTGCTGTAGGCGAGTTTGTATGGTGGATAGGTGCACATGAAGTCAAATCTTTCATCACCTAGTAGTTTTTTCCAGTTTTCTTCATCGGTTGCGTCTCCTATTATAAGTTTATGATTTCCCAACTGCCAGATGTCTCCCATTTTTACTCCCCGCAGTTTTCCTTTAGTTGTTTTTTCCAGCTCTTTTTGCAGATTGAATTCTTCTGTTTCTTCAAGTCCGAAGATGTTATCTAGTTCATCCTCGCCGAATCCTACATCTTTTAGCATGTCTTCGCTGAAGTTGGCAAGAAGGTCTGTGTCCCATTGTGCCGTGTTTTTGTTTAAGCGAAGATTTAGTTCTCTTGCCTCATCATCAGTTAGCTCTCTTGATGGTACGCGCACGTCCACTTCTTCTATTCCTCTTTGTTTTAGTTGGGAAAGACGGAAGTTTCCGCCTATCACAGTTCCGTCTGTGTTTATCACTAGTGGATCTGCCACGTTAAACTTTTCTAATGATTTCTGAAGGTCCTCCACTTCTTTTTCATTGGCTTTTCGTGGATTTCCTTCAAAGGGTTTAAGTTCCGAGACTTTTCGCCTCTCGTTTAGCCATTCTATTTTTTCTCTCATAGTGTTTTTTTAGCTCTCCCCTATCGCACTTTTTGGCAGTGGAGGAGAGGTCATTTGCTAATTTTTAACCTCATCTTACTATATCATTCTATAACAATACCTTTTTCCTCGTATCCACCCCGACAAACTCCTGAATTTTTGTATTTTTTCTGATATTCCTTCGCTTTTTCTTTTGTTTTGAACATTATCACCTTACCTAAATCGTCCTTTATTAGTTGGCTGTTGTCCTTGTCAAATAACTTATACAATAGTTTGTCCGGATTATTTTTATCCATTTTTTTTGAAAAACTTATCTAATAGTTTTTTCATTTCCGTTTTTTCCTCCTTGATTTTTTTATAGTATGGATCTTTTTTCTCCAGGAGGTCTTTTTGTGTTGGCCGGTAGATTATTCCGGGCTTTATAGGGTTTAGTTTGTTTTTTACCTGTTTTTCAATTTTTTGGAAGGTTTCGCCGTTTATTGATTGCCGGCCTAAGATGTATCCTAGTAAGATTGAAGTTATCGTTATTGCGAATGTGGATATAATTTCCATATACTTTATTATACCAAATTAGTCCTTATCGGTTATTATTAACGTTTTTTCTACAGTGAATTTGTTTACCGGATCTGCCCAGTAGTTGTCCGGGAATGTTATCGTTTCAACGGCCATTTCGGTGTCTTTTCTGTAGCTTTTGTAGTCCCGCTGAAAGATTGCTGAGACGGGGACGGGATTTCCTCCATCCTCAAGGGGAGCAACGAGTATGCAGATATTAAATACCGAGACGACCATGAATGGTTTTCCGTCATTAACGTTTCGGATTATCATTCCGGTCTTAAAACGTGGTTTCATTTTTTTGTTTAACTTTTATAATATTCCCCATCGTTCCAGACGTACTTTGCGTTTTTTATATCCTCCTCGCTTGGTTTTATTCCTTTCGTGCCGTATTGTTCCAAATATTCTTTTGATAATACTCCGTCTCTGTATGGTTGGATTATGTCTTTTTTGTATACCTTTCTTGCTTCTTTTATTTGCTCGCTTGTGAACTCAACCTGCCGTTTTGGTTTTGGTATCTTTCTTGCTTCCTCTTGACAACTTTTGCACGGCAAATAACCGAAATTTTCCGAAAATTCCGCTTTTTCCTTTCCACAGATTATGCACAATTTATCATTTTTCATCTTTTGGACGATTGGGAACGATTAAAGCGTTTGTCGTTATAAGTTGTATGGCCACACTTACCGCATTTTTTATTGCCTGAATTGGGACGGCCACCGGATCTATTATTCCTGCTTTTATCATATCCTTAACTTTACCGTCAATAACGTCTATTCCGTAGTTTTTCTTTATTTTTTTCATATCAATTTCTAATCCTGATAAATCTATCCCGGCGTTTTTGATAAGAAGCTGAAATGGCTCCTCTAAGACATCGTATAAGATAGGATTGTCAAAGATTTTATCCCGGACTTGAAGGTAGGATATCTCACCACCGGGAACTATTCCGTTTAACATTGCCATTCTTGTTGCCGCGACAGCATCAAGAACTCTCTCTTTTCTTTCCTTCATTTCAATTTCCGTTTGTCCGCCTACCTTTATTAAGGCGACTCCATTTGATAGTTTGGCCAGCCTTTCCCTCATTTTCTCACGATTGTATTCGGATGTTTCCGGGTCGTTTATTTGCTGTCTTAGATAGTTTACCCTTGCTTCAATTGTATCTTTTGCCGATTTTTTTCCAACGATAATCGTTGCGTTTTTTGTTGATTTTACATATTCAGCTATTCCTATATCCTCAATTTTTACGTCTCTGAGGCTTCGTCCGGCTTCTTTTGATACCAACCTCCCGCCGGTTACAATGGATATATCCTCCAAGATTGCTCGCTGATATTCTCCAAATGATGGCGCTTGAACACATAATGTAACGAATATGTTTTGAAGTTTTGAAGCAACAAGAGAAGGTAGCGCATCACCGCCGAAGTCCGGCGCGATTATTACCAGTTGCTTTGACCTTTGAGCATATTCTTTTTCAATGAACTCAGCCAGTTCCATTATGTTTGTCACCGGTATATCTGTTACCAAAACTCCTACATTCTGATGTGTTGCCGTCATCGTTTGTGGATCGGTTATGAAATATGGCGAGAAATAACCTTTGTCTATCTGCATACCTTCTTGGTGCTCAACGACCGTCTCCGTTCCTTTTGACTCCTCAACGGTCACCACTCCGTCCTTGCCGACTGTTTTTAGAGTTTTTGCGATTAACTCTCCCAATTCCTCATCCTCTGCCGATATTGTTGCTACTTGCTTTATCTCCTCGTATGTTTTTATCGGCATTGCTATTTTTTGTAGCTCGTTTGTTAGTTTTTTTGCTCCTTCCTCAAAGGTTTTCCGAAGCGCCATTGGGTTATCTCCTTTTTTTATTCTTTTTAGGCTTTCGTTTATAATGCTTTTTGCCAGAACTATAACGGCCGTTGTTCCGTCACCTACCTCATCCACTTGTTTTTGCGCCGCCTGACGAAGAATTGCTGCTCCTAAATTTTCAAATTCATCTTCCGGATCAACAAACTTTGCGACAGTTACCCCATCGTGAACAACTACTCGCTCGTAGATTTCACCTTTTGGATCTGCTTTTGCGATTGCTACATTTCGTCCTCTTGGTCCTAAAGTTGTTCCAACCGCCTTTGCGACCAGATTAACTCCCCTGTAAATTTTCTCTCGTGCCTCATCATCAAAGATTATTTGAGTCCTCATATTTTCCTAAAATATTGCCAAATTTTAACAACCGGTATTCATCAAAGTTTATTTTTACCGTCTCATATCCTATTGATGCGTGGAGGATTACATCACCCGGCTTATATTCTGTTGTGTAGGGTTTGCCGTTAAACTCCCCAATTGTTGGTTTTCCAACAGCGATAATTTTTGCTTTTCGTGCCGTTTTTTCCTCCTGTTTTATTACAAGTGATGTAGCTTTATCTTCCGCCTCCATTGGTTTGGCGAGAATGTATCCCGGAGCCGGTGTTAGTGGTACTTTACCAGACATATTTTCTTTCTTTTTTATTTAATTTTAGATATCGCTTTTTTACATGGCGATAATAATTTTTGAATTTGTTTGTCAATTTTAGCACGTTATGTGAGAATTCTTTCATTGCTAATTTTCTTAGCGCTCTTGCTTTTTTCTGCCTCATTCTTTTAGTTTAGAATACTTTATTATGTATTGTCAAGAGCATTTTTTATTGCTTCCTTTATTTTCTTAACGTTTTTTAGGTATTTTAGACGATCCTCTTCTCTAACCCATTCATCTTGATTTTTTATTTTTTCTTTTTTTTTCATTTTATCAATATGAACTTATAATCCGGATAAAGCGCTTGAGCCAGTCGCCATTTTATCTTTGCCGAGTCGGTAAAATACCCTTTTGTCTCGTGGATTTCAATTTGTCCGGTTGTTTTCTCAACCAAGAAGTCGGCAATATAGTTTGTTATATGTTGTCCGTTTACCTCAAGCTTTAACCTATATTGCGGTGTCCAGTCTTTAATCTCGCCCATATTTTTCATATCATCAAGCGCCATCGCGTACTCTGCCTCTTTCCGGCTGTGATATACCCTTCCCTTATACTGAGATGGCGTGTTGTTGAATTTACTGCCACGAAGGATATACGACGGTAATCGTCCGGTCTGTCTTGCTTTTGAGAATTTAAAGTATGGGTTATACATTTATTTTTTCAAAATTTACATCTCGCCATATCTTTTTCGTGCCCATGCAGGGATATCAAGCTCATCAATATACATCGGTGAGTTCGTTCCCTTTTTCATTTGGTGGGTTTTAATCCAGCCCCGTCTTATCCAATACCTTAAAGTTGGAGTTGGTATTCCGTATTTTTGCGAGATTTCTTTTATTCTTAGCATTCCCATATATTATAGTATATCATAAACTATTAACCTTTTTTAACCTTTATTTTTCCCTCAACGATTGCCCGTAATTCCCGGATCTTATCTACCGGTAGGTTTGACAGCATTCCGTTTAGGACGTTTATCTCCTCTTTTTTTGTTTTTGTCCTATACGGTTGCCAAGGGAAATAGCAAAGGTAGAAGTCCGGCGCTACTTTTTCCCCGTTTTCGTTTCTTTTTCCTTCCTGGAAATATTTTGCCACCGGCTTCTCACCTTTTTTTATGATCATATACTGCTTATCGTGAATTACCATACAGGTGTGATTCAGTTTTTTTTCCGGGATGCCTACATACATTTTGTCATCGTCAAGCCCTATTTTGTAACCGATGAATTTTGTTTTTGCCCGATATTTGTTCATTTTTCCTTCACCTCCTTCCCTTTGGCAAGTCTTACTGCCACGTACTCGCTTTCTTTTGCCTCCAGCCCTTCAAGTTTTCTCCCGTCCTCAATAAGTTTTTTGAAGGTTAGGCTCATATAGTCGGCGAATACTTCTTTTGTGCCGTATGGGATGTTGTTTTTTTCAAGCTCTGCCTTTAAGGTTTCAAAATCAGTCACCTCCGGCGTCACTTTCTTGACCCTTGATATAGTGTAGTCTTCTGTTTTTAGAGTGACTACTCCCAGTTTTTTGGTTATCTCAAGCAGTTCCGCCTTTAGCTGATCTATTTCCGGCTTGATTTGTTTGTATAAAGCCTGGAGTTCCATCAGCCTTTTTGCTTTCGCAATCGCGGTTCTTGGCGACTTTGAGACGGTTATGTTATCCATTATTTTCACCTCCCTCCTTTTTTTCCTCCGGTTTTTGAAGCTCTGAGGCCAGTTTGAATGTTCCAGGCTTGACTTTGAATGCCGCCTCAATTATCCGGCTCGCTTCTTTTTTTGAGATCTCGGTATAATCCTTATTTTCTATTCTCCCTTGAGCGATGAAATTTGTAATGAGTTTCAGTTGCGGAAAGGTTATCTTATCCGGCGATTCGCTCGGTTTTGTGACTTTAACTTCGGATCTAACCTCCGTTTGATTGCTTTCCGGAAGCTCCGGTTCCCGATGAGACTCAACCATTTTTTGCTCAACTATCTCCTCATCCTGGCTGAAGTAGTCAGATATGCCGAGCGAATTTATGACCGCATCAACCTTTGATCGTTTTTCGGCCAGTTTTACTGCGGTGTTTTCGTCTCTATCCATATGAAGTCCCCCGACACCCCGTCCTTCACCTATGATTTTTCCTTTTGGGTCATATATCTCACACTTCAAGCAGACGATTCCCGGACGTCGTCCGAACATTTCCCAGACCTCATCATCCCTGACCCATTTTGATCTTAATTTGAAGATTTTCAGAAGTTTTTCGGCTCCGGGCTTAAATAGGATGTCTTTGCTTTCAAAGACTTGTCCGGTGGTTTTACTTTTTACTTTGATTTTCCCATAATCCGCTCCTTCTTTTAGCTCGGATCGGACGTAATTTTTAATTATTTCACGATACTCTTTCTCATAGGCTATCCCTCTTCTTATTACATCAAGTTGATTGCCTTTTGTTATGGCCGTCCCCTTTTTGTTTTCCATATTGTTTGATGATAATAATTTTTAACAATTCTATTTTATAACACCTTATTATAGTTTGTCAAGCGTATTTTTATTTTAAGGCTATTTTGCGGTTGCGGAATAAGTCAACTAGGGGTTCCCGAACAGGACGATTTTTTTAACCGGCCGCCGGTTTTATGTACATTAAGGTCATTTTTCCTTTTTTTCCTTTACGAAGGTCTTTTTTTCTTAGTCTATCCCCAGACCCCGACGTCCTCGTTGGATAAATCTTGGAAGAATAGATCTCTCATTTCTCCGATTTCTCTCGGATGAGATAAGCTTACCACCTGTCCCAAACCGATGCTGTCGCTTCGGAAGGCGTGAGGCGTGGTACGACACCTTTCTCACCGCACATTTTCCGGCAAATCATCCCCTGCCCGTTAGTCCCGCCGGCTGACTATTGCTCTCCTCGTTTTTTAAGGTTGTTCCGTCCAACCCGGTGGGAGAGACCCCGTCAGTAGAGTCTTGGTCACCGTAACCTGTTAGGTTATTTTCTTTGTGTTTGTTTAGTTTTTTTAATGCGAACATATTGTAAATAACCGGAGCGTTTTTTTTAAGAAGTTGCCGAATGTAGATTATCTTTTTTTTTGTTTGATCGTCCATAATTCAATAATTGAATTGATCTACTCGCCGTCCCCAATATTTAACAGTATTATAAATTTTTTTCCTTTTGTCAAGTCTAAATTTTACTTTTGATTACATACCCCAAATATTCTATCACTTTTACCATTCCATTTTCATCTCTAAACGGAGCGTTATTATCATTCTCTGGAACGATATTTTCGTTATCATACCGAACATACTGGTATCTTTCCTTCGGCTTCATTTTGGCCAGACCAAGTGCCGTTTGAAAGACTGTCGCAAAGATTTCCTCTGGTAGTTGCTCACCTTCATTTGCCTCGTGGTATTCAATTAACGGTATTTTTCCGTTTTTGAATTGGTTTATCTCAACAAAAGATTTAGACCCACGATGCCAAGTAAATCTTAGATTTTTTGGTATTTCCATTATCTACTTAATGATTTTAACTTCAAAGAAAAGAAATCAATTCTCAAATCTCTTGCTGTTGTTGATGTTGGAATAATTTGAAAGAATGGGTGAAGCCCAGTTGACGACGAAGGAATGTTTGTTGTGAGAGTCGCTTCTGAACCACCATCTACTTGAAATCCTATTGTTGATGAGTTTATTGCTCTTATTCTAAATGTGTGAAAATTAGTATCCTGCGATAAAAGAGAAGAAGTTATTGTTTGAGAGGAAGATGCTCTTGTTAAACCATAAAAAATGTTATCGGTATTGAGTCTTTGAAAATATAATCAGTTAGCTGGTGGATTTGATGAAACATTATCGGATAGACCAAATTTAACTGAAAAATCTGTGCCAGTTGTAACTAAGGAAACAGAGAAATAAACAGTATCAAACTCACTCTTCAAAAATGAAGGAGTTGAAGCAGAAGCGGATAAATACATATAAGCAACCTGATTAGCTGTTGTTCCGCTTCTTAATGTAATAACTCCTGGTCTATTTGCTGATGAAGATGTTGCCACGATTGAACCATTAGCAAATGACCAACCCAACTCCCCTATCTCTCCAGTTTCGGTAGATTGTGCGAAAAAATCATCATAAATAATAGGTGCTGTTGATGGAAGTGTCGGGTCTGAACCACCCGCAACTTCCCAGCTTACATTTGTACCGTTTGTAGTTAAGAATTTACCAGCATTGCCAGACTGACTTGGTAATACTTGGTTAGCAGTAACATTGTGAGGATTTGAAGTATTGTTGATATGACTATCTAAATCTGATTGATTTGCTTTGAGATTAAGTGCCGTTTGGGTAGCGGTTGAGATTGGTTTATCTAAATCGGAAGTATTATCTACATTTTCCAACCCTAAATCTGCTTTTGTGACATTATGAGGATTTCCTGATGTCAGTTGTGAGTGGTCGTATGCTACTTTCCCTCTATCACCCCTATAAGCAGTTGACGAGGTTTCACCTAATGCTAAACTCGGTGATATTTCAACATAAGTAGTTCCCGACCAACGATAACTTAAATTTGTATCAAGAGCAATGTATATTTTTCCAGTCTCTCCTGTTTCAGGAAAAGATGATAAATCATCATACTCCAAAACATCGTCAACATAAGAAGGTAATTGAGACGATAAAATTTTTCCATTTTCATCAAGTTCTGCTACTCCATTTGCTGTTCCTTTTTGACTTAATGGTATTTGAGCATCATTGGTAACATTGCCAAGCCCTATTTGTGATTTTGTAACGTTGTGAGGATTGTCGGTTCTTACATCGTGATCACCATCAGTTATCTTATCAAGTTCTATCTTATTAGAATGAGTATGAGATTGATTAATTGCAGTTTTTACTTCTAATGCGGTTGAAGTATTTGTTCCGTCTGATACAGTTTCGGAAGCATCAACTATTCCGTCATTATCCGTGTCATAAACGGATTTTGTCATATCACCACTACTGGGAATTATTCCTTCAATATCAGAGACATTATGTTTATGCGATAATGGCTCACCTAATATTTTATCAACAGTTATTCCCATATTATTTTTTCCATTGCTGTTTCATAACTTTCATAACCTCTTGCCAAGATAATCCTTGACTTCTTAGCTCCTGAGCTTTTACAGGATTATATTTAATCATATTTACCCCCATTTTCTCAAAAATCAGCCTTTCTATGTCAAAGCCCAATGCGTCCGCTACTCCTAATCCAACAATAAAAACATCAGCCAATTCCATTGCCGCCTCATAGTTTTTATCCAGTGTCCCGTCTAACTTTTTAATTGCTTGGTCTAATTCATTTACCTCTTCCATCATTCGGTTAAAACGAGACTGAGGTGTTCTTGCTTCATCGGGAATAAGTTTAGTTTCCCACTGTTGCTGAACCGCCTGAATTTCGTTTAACCTTTCAAACTTCATTTTATTTTGTCGGCAAACTTGCTACCGACATTCCCGATAAGATATCCTCCCGCAACAACCATCGTAAAATCTATCCATTCTTTCGGACTTATTTTACCAACCAAGACTAAGACATACGACAAAGCTATTAACACGATTGAGAGGATATATTTGCGACTTAGAAATTTGTCCATAGGTATTTATTGAACTTTTAATATTTTTTTAGAAATATATCCTTCAAAAGTCCAGCAAAAAATCCAGCCATTGCTCCAGCTCCAAGAGACCAAGATTTCCAACCTTTTAAGTCTTCAATATCACTTCTCATTCCCCTAATTTCATCAACAAGCATTTGTAAAGTTGCCTCTGTTTTACCTTTGAATTCCGCCATATTGTTATTTTGACTTCTCATTTCTTTCCAAAAATGTAGTCAATTAATAACTTTTTGATTGATGATTTTGTCGCATCGTATTTGGTTTGTAAAGTCTTTATTTGTTTAATATAGTCAACTTCCTTTAACTGCCAAGAAGCTTTGCTATTTTCAAAATCAAGTTTCAGTTGATTTAATTCCTGCGTTACTTGAAGTAACTTGTTATTAAGCTCTTGATTGCTTTCACTTGCCTTCTGACAGACGGACAACTCGTCTGCCAATATATTTTTATCCTTCTCTAATTGTGCTATTTGACTGTTAAGATTTGATATTGTTTGGTCTTTTTCTCCTATCGTTTTTTGGAGATTGCTGATTTCTAATTTCCTATCGTTGCACCATTTTATTACATCATCAGCCGATATTTCATAGTTAA